GGCGATTGTGACTTGACGCAACACGCATGAGGCCGGAACGGTGATGCTGAACGTCTTGCCGTCGGCATCCTTGCCGTACATCGTGAAGGTTTGCCAATCATGACCGAGGTCTGGGTCTTTCCCGAAACAGCAAGTTTCAAACTTGAGTTCCGTATATGGGATCAGTTCGGGAGGGGGAGTAGTAAATTTCATATCATTTCCTTTCTTGGTTTTGTCAGACATGGGCGGCAGTGTACGCCCGCCTTCAGCCGCGCTCGGCAGCGGGTCGGCGAAGAACCTAACGATGTGTTTATATCACCGGAGCGCGTTGCCCTATCGGCCACCCATGCCTGACGGTTTGCGCGGGGATTCCACGCCCCGCGCCGCGTTACAACTCTCGAAGCGATTTTGCGAAATTCTCAGCATCCTCTTTCGTCAGAAGAAGCTCTCCGCTCCATAGAGCGGCAACGAATTTATTCATGTCCTCCACAAGAATGACCCGTTTCCCGTTGTCGAGGACGGCACAGCGAAGTTCAATGTTGCCGATCCTCAGAACACCTTCGCGGATAGCTTTCGGGAGATTGTCGTTTGATTCTGTCATGATTGTTTGGCGCGGCCTGCTTATTTTCTGAGCCGGATATTGCGCAGCATCCCCCGTTAGGATGATGTTACCGCGCCGCGTTGTGTGTCAGCCGACCTTCTCGGTCTTGGTGGAAGTCACGTACACAGCGGCGGGATTCAGCTTGGCAATCGCCTCGCGCCCCTTCTGTTCCGCTGCGCTTTTCGCTTCCGCCGCCGTCTCCGCTTCGCCGTCGTTCACAAACTGCACGGCAAAGGTCACTCGTGTTTTGTACTTCTTCTTCACGATCCGTCTCCTATTGGGTTAGCGTGGTTTGCTTCAGACGTGCCATTTCATTCTCGAACCAGACGGCCACAGGCTCGACAGTTTCAAGCGGCAACGCTTCCAACTTGGCCGTGCTGTCCGCTTTTCCTCTGGTCAACTCTTCAATGGTTGATTTGATTCGCGCCGGAGTCCAATCGTCTCCGTGCTGTTGGATGAGTTGTTTGCCGAGATTTTTCACAACACCGACGAGCCGCTTGACATGGCCGAGGCTTGCGCTATCGGGCGCGGTTTGCGGCGTGTCCGACGGCGGGAGTTGGCCGTTGCCGGATTGCGCGGCCTCGCGCTTGTCGCTCTGATCCTGAAGCCACGTCTCGAATTGCGCGGGCGAGAGTTGTGCGGCGTCGGCGCAAAGGGCAATGCGTTCTTGTCCGCCGATCCTGTTAGCGTCAAGCCAGTTGTCAAGGCGAGTTCGCTGCTCTGGTGTGGGATGTTGTTTGACCGTAGGTTCCGGCGTGGCGGCTTTCGCTTGTTGCCGCGTGGGCTTTTCGTTCGCATCATCTTCAGGATCATCGCCGGTCGGGATGAGGAAAGTAGTGGTCAGAATGTATTTGATTGCACCGGTGATCGCCTTGTAAACGCTCTTGTCTCCCTTGTCCGTACCAGTCCCCGCGCCGACTCCGCGCAACTCCTCGCCTGTCTCAGAGTCAATGAAAGCAAACTCAATCGCCACATCGCTCAACCATTCGCCGCCCTCTTTTGTCGGCGCGGTTCTCTGTTGTAAAATGCTAATCGGGAAAAACAGAACGCCATGTTTCACGAGGAGCGGGTGAAGTTTCTCCTTGATCGCCTGCTCTGAGGCATAGCGATATTTGTGAAACTCGTTTCGCTTGTCTTTCTGGATGTAGTCCGCCTCGGCCATGATCGCCGCGAGCTTTTTCAAGAGCGCGACCGGCAGCTTGTTATTCTCTTCCATGTCTCCTCCTGTTATCTCCAAATGCTTTCGATCCAGTTTACCCAAAACGGGAAGGTGCCGACGGCGACGATGCAGAGGACGATCTTAGCGCGGGTCATGATTTCCTCAAGCCTTCAACGGCTTCCCAGTCAAAAGCGTCTGGATACTGTTTTTTGTATTCATTCGCTCGCGGAAGAAGCCATGCGATAAAGTCATTGTGATATTTCCGCAAGTTTGGCGGTGTTTCCATAAACCAACCGAACGGCAATCTCTTGCTCGTTTCTTTCCAATAATCCCTTTGGATTTCAAGGGATTCCGGCTGATCGAAGTATGTCCGTGCAATATCCTTTTTCTCAAGATCAAATTCTTGAAGATATTCCCGTGTCAAATGACAGCCGAGAACCTGATGTGTCGCTCCGCAATCTACGCAACGGATCTGCCCATTATAATCAGTCCATTCCCCGAGTAGTTTTCGCCCGCAGACCATACAAACATCAGTTCCTTTAGTAAGATGTTCTTTGATTTCAGCGCGGGTCATCGGCGGCCTCCTTCATCTTCTTGGCCTTCCGTTCGTCATAATGAATCGCTGCGAAAACATCGGACTTATGTAATCCCAGCTCTATCCTAAAGCCTAACGAGAGGCGGCAAAGTCCCTCATCGGCAAGAAAGTTGAACCACTCCTCGATGCTTGAATTTGCGACCATAACACCAACCCGGCTCTCGTGAACATCGTCGCTTGCATCCTCGATCTTCGCGTCAGGGAAACGCTTGAGAATAGCCTCTCGGATTTCGGAGTCGTCGCAATAGATCAGATCGGAAACGGTCTGCTTTTCATCATATCTGTTACTCATCGGCGGCCTCCTTGTTCAGAGCGGCGATCTGCGGGTAGAGCTTGCCGGATAGGGCGGCGAGAGCGAGTTCTTCATCTACAAACTCGCCACAACAAAAGCCTTCCCCGACATGGAAATTATAGCCGTTTGGGAATGTCGGTTCCGCATACGCCTGCACCGCGAGGAGAAGGTTGACCGCCTCGATAAATCGCTTGGAACAGGAGTGCTCGTTAGCCCTGAGTATCGAAATGGTTGTGAGTGATGCCCTGAAGCCGATAAGCCAGCAAGCCTTCTCTTCCGCCGCCCGAATCTGCTCGTCAGTGAACTGCATGTCAGTTGCTCCTTATAATATCAACACCGAGAATCACTGCGATAATTGTTGGGACAGCAAAAATACATGCGAAAAACCAATTGCCTTGCGTAATAGCAAATATGCTTACGCACAGGCAAATTGCAGCAGTCCCAAGCTCCAAAAGAACGAAGGAGAGTTTCACCTGACCTCCTCCGTCGGCGGGGAAATCGTCTCGACCTCATCCATCGCCATTGTTGCGGGCAAAAGAATGCGAACCCACTGTTTGCATAGCGTGTTTCTTTGTCCCCGCAACCATTCAAGAGTTGGGCTGGCAGTGATCCAGATAGAGCCGACTATGCTTGATTGCACTGCGATATATTGCTCAATCACCTGCCCGCTCCCGCCACAAATAGGACAGTCCGGTGTGGGGGATGTTCGGATCAATGAGGTTCCAATAACGGAGTGCCCTACGCAGGCCGGGCAGTCCAGCACGTTCTTACCTTCCAACATTTTCGGCCTCATGCTGCGCTGGTTCCGCTCCCCCGTTCGGCTCGATACCACACGATCTCCCTATCGCCATGAGCCTTTCAACCTCTTTGCGTTGGCGAGTTTCATCTTCAATGCTCTCACAGTCGGCCTTCTTCTCCGCGTCCTCGATTTCCATTTCGAGCCGGTTGAGAGTTGACCACGCCGACTCCAGCATGTTGGCCGCGTTCAGCAACGCGCACGAAACCGAGTGCGGAACGAGCTGCTCGTCTGACCGCCGCCGCCGCTCGGAGAGATACGCACAACGCAACTCATTGACGAGTGCCGCGTGTCGCTTGACCCGCTCGCGTAGCGAGCCGCCGTGTACGGATTCGAGTTTCATGTCTCCTCCTATTGTCTTTCCGACCACGCTCGGTCTGCTTCATCCAATCCTTCCCGCTCCGCGAGCGTGGCCGCGTCCACGATCACCTCGCCCAGACCGCCACAACGCAAGCAAAGCTCATCATCTCCTAATGCGATCCCCGCACACGCTGGGCACTTCTCGTACATCGGCTCTTCCGCGTACTGCGGATCGGTAGGACAGGATGCGAAGGCCATGATTACACCTATTCGATAATTCCCAAATGTCGTGCAATCAACAACCCAATTGTGGTTATTCGCATGGTTGACGATCCCACACTAATTGCCCCAATCGAAACCATATCATAACCAGCGTTCCACTCGTCGGACGTTACGGAGTATGATGGGAAATCAGCCTCTTGCAATGGAATCTCGCCCTCAAGCACTCTGACGCTTGATGTGCATAGTTTTTTCAAAAGGCTACGCTCTTCACCTGTCAATGTCATTGATCTCCTCCTACCCTCACGCGCTCTCGCGCTATTAACGTGCCGAGTGTGCCTTAACCCAAAACGTATTCCAGAATCTCCCAGTGAAAAATGTCTTCACTGTAAATCCGTCGGGAAGAAAATGATACCATCGGTATCCCCAGCGTTGGAATTCCGCTAATACTTCATTTTTCTTGCCAACTACAGCAGCAGCAGACAAACAAGCATGTCTTTGACACATAGATTTCCTGCTGCGCGCAACAGCGAGAAGCGTTTTCCCGTTTCGGAAAAGATGAACCAATCTTATATATTCGTGGATTCTACTACGTGCGTCAAGAACTGAAAAGACAAGAAAGAATATTGATAAAGGAGCAACAAGAACAAACGGCCAAACCAATGATTTCATGGTAACGAAGGCGAAAAGCATTGCAAAGAAAAGCGGAAGACGAGCAGCCAGCATTGCCATAAGGGTAAATCTCATCATTCCTCACGCGCTCTCGCGCTTGACCTGCTGAATGATCTCCCCGACCGTCTCCGGCTCGCGCCGAGAACGGACATACTCAGCAATGCTCGCCGCCGTGAACCGCAACTCCTGACCGTAACGCCCACGACCCGGAAGCGGGCGGCAATCAAAGAGCGTCCGGTGATCCCGTACCCACTGACGGGATTCGCCGAGGGCTTTCGCAGCCTCGCGGGTTGGCAAAAGCGACATCACTTGTCCACCTTCACGAAAGTACCCTTGTCATCAAGGCGGTATGAAACACCCGCCTCAATCCCATCCTCGCCAACATAGCCGACGGCGACTCGGTTGCGTTGTCCGTCCCACCATAGAGTTGCAAAACAACCACTTTCGCCAGCAGAGACAATGCAATGTCTCCCGGCAGCCATTGCAATTGTATTTATCCCTGTAGCATTCGCCGTCGAGGAATTGCCGGAACTGGCCGCCGTCGAGGAATTGCCGGAACTGGCCGCCGTCGAGTAATTGCCGGAACTGGCCGCCTTCGAGGAATCGCCGGAACTGGCCGCCGTCGAGGAATTGCCGGAACTGGCCGCCTTCGAGGAATCGCCGGAACTGGCCGCCGTCGAGGAATTGCCGGAACTGGCCGCCGTCGAGTAATTGCCGGAACTGGCCGCCTTCGAGGAATCGCCGGAACTGGCCGCCTTCGAGGAATCGCCGGAACTGGTTTGATCCGTTTCCCTCATCGCTTCTTCATTACAGAGGATCATCGTAATGGCGACGGCCATGTTGCCCGTGTAGAGAATGTTGCAACGCGGGAACTTTACCTTGTCGCCATCAATCCAAACAACCTCAGACAACAGCACTTCGCAAATTTGCCAGAGGGGATTATCACGGTCAAGCAACGACCAATTGCCCTTACCCCAGAGCAAACCGTGGAGACCATTACCACATCGCGGCTCGGTATTCCAGTCGGGGCACTCGACATATCCGCTCTTCGGCCAGACAAAACCGTTATGAGACGTGCCGTCTTGATTGCACGTTCTGATAACGAGAGCTTTTTCACCGTCAGGAAGCATTGATTCTCCGTTGGGTTTCTTGCGTGTTGGCAGGAGCGCGGTCATTTTCCCCGCAGCCTTTCGATGACTTGCGTGAGATCGGACTCAACAAACATCTTCTTGACCCGCTTCTGGCCGGGGAATACGGGAACAAGAATGCCTCGGTCAAGCAATTCTTGGAACATCCTGCATCCGATCCCCAGACGCAATCTAACGTCCTTTGCAGATAGGAGCTTAGTGTGTGAGTTGTCGTTCATCGTGGCTTAAATATACAAACTGGAATTAAACAATGCAAGGCTTTTCTTTACTATTTTCATAAGCGCATAGATTATCTTAACATAAACAAGCGAATATCCCAGCTTCCCAGACCAGTCATTTGCCCCGATTTAGCGAAGTCCAGTAAAAACAAGAAGGGCTTGTTTCCATGCCCCACAAGCCACGACCCGCCCCGGACATATCAATCTACTACCCGCACTCCGTTTGCCCCGCTCCGTCGAAATGCGCAAGCCAATTCTCGATTTCTCGCGGGTCGCGCTTCAGTTGCGCCGCAATCCCCTTGACCGACATACCCTCTTGATATAGCCTCATTGCCAGCGCGGGGCCGACCGGAAAAGTGATCCGAGGGCCAGACGGGGCAGGCTTCTTCTCTTCCTCTGCCATGTCTCTAAGATAATCCGAGACCACCCGAAAGTCAAATAGATACCGCCGGACGGCCACACGCCCGGCGGATTGGGGGAGACGGTTTGGCCGGGAGACGTCGGCCAGTGGCAACAGGGCAGCGTGGGGCGGGTCAGCCGACGTTATCGGCGAGGATAGAGGCGAGTTTGGGCACGGCTCCGCGCTCAACGATCCCACGAAAAATCCGCGAATCATAAACCTCGGCCAGCACACCAACAGGAATCCCAATAATTGAGCCGAGAATCTTCTTCATGAGTTCGCGGAAATCAACCGCCTCGTCCATTTTGTCCACGAGGTGATACTTGCCGTCTGCATATCCCCAGCAATACAGCAGAGCCTCCTCGTACTCGTCTTTTGTGGCGAGCGGTAGTAACTCGATGACGAGTTTCCCGCACGTATCAATCAGCGTGAACACCTCGCCGAGTTGAAATGGCGGAGTAATGATTGCCGTGACTGCCTCGTCTATTTTGGGCAGCAGCGGAGATAGATCAATTTTCGACATAGGGATTTTTCCTTTCCGGTTTACGTCCTTTTACAACCTTGTGCCCAGCACCGACCACGCCGAGTGTGAGAAGCATTGGGATAATCACTTCATCCCACGGCAGCGACGGCCAACGCGCCCGCGCCACGCCGATTCCGTAACCGAGCGCAATGCTGACCGCGCTCCAGAGTTTTTTTCCGTCTATGGATTGCCAGAGTTTCTTCAGCATGGATCACCTCCTATCCGTTATGACCATTATGTTTCACGGTCGCATGAAGATCGTCAATTTTCGACTCGATACGCTCTAAACGTTTTTCCACGCTATCCTGTTTTGATTGGATCGCAGCAATTGCCTTGTCATGTTCCGCGCGAATCGCCGCAACCTCTTGGCGAAGTGAAATAATTTCAGTTTGCATGTGTCGAATATCATCCGTTCGTTCTCGCATAGTTGTTTCTAAGCAAGCAACATCCTTAGAAATATCTATGATCTTGTCCTGCAATTTAACAAGGAATAAACCCTGCTCTTTGAGCTTCCCATTGATTCCCCGCAAAAGATTCCCGGCGAAAATAACCACAACGAGCCAGAGCGCGTTAAGAATCCAGAAAAACAGTTGTCCTTCGGTGCCGTTCATGCGACCTCCGTGAATGTGCAGTCAATCGTATCGGTTGACGGGTCAATTGTTTGTTCCGTAAGTCGGAAACGGGTTGTCGAATCCATCGCGGCGGGCATTAAGGGATGCGTGAATTTCGCCTCGTCGCAGAGTTCAAGTGCGAGCACGGAAAGCGGTGCGGCGAACGAGACTTCATGCCGCCGTTGCGTAAGCCGCCAGATAATCCATTTTAGAAAAAGCTCCGCCGTTGCATCGTCACGAATCCATTCCGCCGTATATTCCCAGAGATTCACCTGCTGGAAATTAGTGTATGAATCGTGGCAGTAATCCCAGAAATCTGCTCTCTCGTCAGACAGATTTGTATAGCTTGCATCATAGCTGGCCTCATCAGGATGGCGAACGAACAACATCTTTTCCGGTTCGCCGGTCGCGACATTCACCTTGTAATGCAGAATGAAATCATTGTAGGCTTCCTTCACGCCGAGCCGCCCGACCTTGAAGCTGGTGTCTTGCCCCTTCTTGAGAAACGTTTCAGTTCCGTAGGTTGTTACGGCGGCAGCCGTCAGATCAATGCGCCGCACAGTGAACAACCCGTCCGCACGCTCGAAGAAACCAAAACAGAACTCGCGGCAGATTTCGGCGATATAGTCAAAGACATCCTTCTGTTCGAGAATGTCACGCGCGATTTTCCAAGAAGAGCGGTGTGTGGCGACTGCGTCGAAAGCGGCCGTATCAATATCGGAAATCGTTGCTTCTGTCCATCCCAAGAGAAGAGCTTCGACGAGATAGACAGGGTTCTTAATCAGATCGCCCTCGGCAAGCGCGGGGCTGGGCGTATGGTTATCATCAATCCAAGAACCATACATCAAGCCCATTCCGGTCTCGTAGATTTCAGAGCGCGGAACGTCGCCCCCCTTTTCAGCAACGCGAAGGAAAACACAGCGCAACCGAAACTCATCATTATATGACCCATCATGTAGAAACTTAATTCTGATTCCAGAATATTGACCGCTTGAAATGTTAAACCCAGATGTATCGCTTCCAATCTCTACGCTCTGCAAAGAACCGACGGCGGCAATATTGCTCCAGCCAAGCGCCGTTTCCCCGTCCTTCTCAACTTTGATCTTTACATCACCCGCAGCATAATTCCCATTAACATCATCTACCCAATAATAAACGTCTGCCCATTTCCCCGCTCTATCTGAAGAGCCGGATTCGCCGGAGATTTCATAAGAAACCGTATCGCCATTGCTCACAAGAGTTGCATAGGTAGAGTCATCATTGTCAATCGCGTTTTCTGGAGAGGTCGGGGAACCTGCCTCGTTAATTGTGTCTCTGAGGGGAACAAAATCAATATAGTTCCAGAACGGGAGCGGATCGCCTGAAGCTTCTTGGTCATAGACAAACACCTCAATTGTTTTTGCTCCCGCGAGCGTAGTTCCGAAAGCCTCTCCGTTTAATGTATCAATGCGAACATTGACTCGATGCCAACATTTTCTGTTATTGTTCCACCAATAGCGTAACTTATCATCATCTGCTGGGCCCACCATCGTTTCATGACAGCAAGTTACGGCTCGCGGATTCTCGGTTGTTTGATCGCCTGATCTTTGGAATGGTTTGAGTAAGTATGCTTTGAAATAGTCACGATGACAAGTACGTGAAGAACTTGCTCGGTTGCTCGCAATTCCCGTCTTGTTTAAGCCGCCCTGCGCTCCGCCGGAAATCCATCCCTCACTCCAATCCCCAATCAAAATAGGATAGGGTTTCCCGATATTGTCTTGCGGTAAAAGTGGTTCATCCGTAAGAGATAGCGTCAATGGCGGAATATCTCTCGCCCACCTCTTCCACCCGTCCTCGCACTTGAATACGATCCGATCTGTATCCCATGCGACAGACTGCACAAAGCCATTGAATAACGGAGCGGCGTTGCTCCAGAACGGATCATCTTGGTCTGCGAAGATCAACCGCAACTCTACGCGGCGATTCTCGAAGTATTGCGCGGCGATTGTATCCGAGTAGAGATCGCCGTTGACAAGAGAAAACTCGAATTGATTCACCTCGGCAATATTGCCGCCGCTGCGAATATCTATCTTGGTCTTGACTTTCCCGAGGCCATTTCGTAGCAGGCGCGAGCTGACATACACTTGATCCGGCGCGGGTTCCGTATCCGTAAAGGGTTGCGTAGCCCAATAGTAGGTAGTCGTGTCCGAGTCCACCTGCAACAGATAGACGGGATTGCTCCCGCCCGCAATGCCCGCGAGGACGTTAGCGGAAAGCGCACGGCTCATGAGGGAGTCTCGTCCTCTGGATAGCCGGAGGTCACTGTTGCGGCACGCAAGAGTAATTTCACAGGGAACCGATCCGGCGCGTCGTAGATTTCAGGGAAATCATCTTGCCAGAACTGCGCCATGACCGGCTTGCCTTTCCCTGCGCCTAAGTCAAGGTTGGAGTCTGGCGTGAACGTAAACGGAATCTTCGCTCCCTTGACAGTGGCTATGAAAAACGCACGAAGAGCGACAGCCTCCGCGTAGTGGCAGCGCATGGAGATTTCGTAGTACCACTCTTCAATCTCGTGATCGTAGATATAGGCAGTGCCGTCCTCTGCCGTTAGCTTGTTTTGCGCTCGCACCGACCGGATATTCGTATTCCGGTAAAGCGATGAGTGCAGCGTGACGGTAGTCCCGCTATATGAGAAGGTCATGCTCATGGTTAGCCTATTGAAAAGCCCGGTCGAAACGAACGCTGATCCGCGAGCCGTTCCAGCAAGCGCGGCAACCGCTCTTCCATGAGCCGTTCAATGTCCAGCATATCGCCATAGGAGAGTCGCTTCTCGGCGTTCACAGTGACATTGAACGTATTGCCGCCACCTCGCCCCTCAATCAGATTTGTAACTTGATTATAGTTGCGCTGCACAACGTTTTTCGGGATGACCGCCTCGCCCGGCTCCGCGAGCAGTCTCACCCGATCCCCGGAACCGAATCCGGGCACGATACCGCCCTCCTGCATTGCCAGCGTCAAGCCCGATCCAGTTGCAGACGAGGCAGCCATAGCCCCAATACCCGCTGCAATCGTTCCAGCCGCAAGCCCCGGAGCCGCCGGGCCAGTCCATCCATAGAAGGCTAATTCTTTCGCGTAGGCCACAGCAAGCCACTTCCCGACCATGCTGGCTGCAATCGGAGTCTCTACCGCCGCCGCCGTCACAGTTGCCGCCGTTCCCGCCGCCGCCGCCGCAATGGTAGTAGTCTTTTCCGCCACCTTCGATGCAATGTGTGCCCAGAGCATACGAGCGATTTGTTGGAGCACGGAAGTTGCAAGCCCCTGCCAGAGCATCTTGATGCGTTGTGAGCCGGTCATCTCTTGATTGAAAATAGTGCCGATCATCTGACTGGAAGCCGCCTGAATCGAAGAGGTCATGTCCATGAAGGCGTTGCGGCGATCTTCATACTCACCCTTCAATCTTTCCGTGAGTTCCTTTTCCGCCGCCGCGTTATCCGCCGCCACCTTCATCGGATCATATTCCGGGCCGAGCATCTCCGGTTTCGTTCCCTCAACGTCAAATGTCGGGAGAACATATTTATCCGTCCCAGCCTTAACCATCGCGAGAGCATCTGCCACGCTGTAACCGGCAGTCGCGAGTCTGAGAAATGCGGCTGCATCGAATTCAACCTTCTTTGCCGACGCCTCCGCGCTAATTCCAACAGTATCAAGACCCGCAGCCGCTTCAGCGAGGGGAACCTTAGCCGCACGAAGTGTAGCAATCTGCGCTTGCCATGTCGCCTCATATTTCTTGTTCCATCCATCGAGGCCAGAAATCTGATTGCGCATTTGCTGAAGCTCTTCAACGGAAATCCCCAGCTCCGCCGAGAGTTTCACGAGTTCTGAATGAAGTGACGCGGTTGAACTCGCCGCCTTCAAAATATAGGCAACACCTCCGCCGATAGCGGCGAACGCGGCTGTGATGAGAAGGATTCTCGGATCGTTAGCGAGTGCGAGCATCGCAACGCGAATCGCAGCAATCCCCGTCACGACTTTCGGTATAACAACAACAAGACCCACCACCGCGGCAGTAAAACCCGTCACGGACAGGAGCGTTATTCCAAGCGTTTTTACTAATTCAGGATTCGCCGCCGCCCACTCGCCAAATGCTTTTGCATTATCTTTAACCGCGCCGAGCATTCTGGTCGCCGCCGGAAGAAACACATTCCCGATAGATTCCGCCGCGCTCTCCAGTTCGCGTCGTGCAACTTGATATTGCACGGCAGCACTTTTCGCCATTTCCTCGGTGGCTCCTTGCGACTTGGCAAGGTATTCCATCATCATTCGCGTCTTGTCCGCCGCCGATACCGTATCGCCAAGAGCCGCAATATGATTCACGAGTTCCGGGGCAATCCGCCCGAGCATTCCTATTTGCCCCTGCATCGCCTTCGCCACGATGTCCGCCGCCGAGCCGAAGTCTATCTGTTTCCACGCCGCCACGTCCGCCGCAAGGCCAAGATTCGCAAGCGATCCTTCCGCGTCTCCTGAAATCGAGATCATCCGCGAGAGCGTGTTCAGTAGCTCATCGTCGGCGATTCCGGTCAGGCGTTGTAGCTTCTCTGCAGAGGCTTGCGCCTTGCCTCCAAAAACGTCCCAGCTTGCTCCAGCCTCGGTTGCGGAGAATTTCAGGCGCATCATGGCCTGTTCGCCTTGTGCCGCCTCCTTTACGCCGTACCCAATCGCCGCCGTGACCGCCGCGAATCCCGCCGCCGCCGCCACGCCGATTTGTTTGAACGCAGCAGAATACTCAGAGGACATCCCCTGAGCAGATTTCTTAGTCTGATCCTCGGTCTTCTTTGCGGCTTCCTGAGTCTGGTCGAAACCCTTGCCGTCGAAAGAAGTCTTGATTGCTATGCCGAGTGTCTTTTCGCTCATCGGTTTCTAACCGAAAGGACTTTGGATTGTATCAGCATAATGCGTTGCAGAAGTTCGTAGCTTTCATCGTCAGTCAAGTGCGGTGTGATTCCGCCGAGGACAAGGTCGAGTGCCGTGAGACGCGGTGTGCGAATAAACATCATCCCCGTTCCGTCTGAGGTCGGCTGCTGCTGAATGTCAAAGCCGGACAATACAACCGTCTCAACGTAGATATTCCACGCGAGGCGGTCGGAAGGCTCCAGCCGGATGGGGCGTTCACCTGTGGGAACACATAGCCCAGTCGCTTCACAAGGCGGCTTGCGCTTGTCCTGAAGGTATCCAGCGCAACATCTCTGACACCAGCCCCAGCCATTGATTTCCTGAAGCTCTACGTAGTCGGCGAGACTGATGAGTCGGGCAAAGGGACGGTGAGTTCCGGCTCCTCAGTTTTCGGCGGATCGGTTTTCTCGCCGGTTGCCGTGCCCCACTCGGCCATGAGTTTCTTCTGACCGAGCCTCAGCATTTCCCGTACGCGCTCGGTTGTGATCTTATGGATATGCTCCGTAGCCGCGAATCCGATCAGCAGGCGCGTCTCATCATCCAAGAGCAGGAAATGTTCTGTCGAAAACGGGAGCGGCTCGCCGGTATCAAGCTCGGTAACATTCTCCCAGCCGACCGCGCAACGCGGTGCAATATCCAGAGTCATCTCCCCAATGTCCGGTCTGCCGGTTCGTTCATCTGCGATATGCGCCTTTCGCAAATCCTCATACAAAGGACGCGGACATCTCTTGTAGAGAATGACCGCGCCTTCTCCGTCGGGAACCTCAAACCTGAGTGTCGTTTCTCCTTTTGCGACCTTCATTGAACCGTCTCCCTGTTTTGTGCCTTAGTAGGCAGAATCGTCTTGCCCCATGAAATAGTTGAAGGGGCAGCTGTCCAAAGTTTCGATGATGAGTTCGCTATTTTCCGCACCGGTTGTTGGAGTGCAAGAGCCTCCGAAAGAATCCGTCGGCGGTTGCAGACATTTGAAATTGTATTTCTCCGCAAACATTCCCGGCCCGTCAGTCGGCACCGAAGCTTTCTCAAGTTTCAATGCACGGAAATAGCAATCAAGAGACATGGCGGTGTGTGATGCTCCAGTATAGATTTCCGGGCCACCACAATGCAATTGTGCCATGAGCAGATCGCCCGCCGTGAAATTGTTCAGGCGCGTATCCGCCCGATAGCGTGGGATCGTGAACGATCCGGACACTTCGCGCTTGTTCCCGCGAGCAGGTTCTTCTCGATATAGACCGCTCGCCAGTGTTTGCAGATCAGCATCAAGATTGTTTTTGATCGAAAACTCCATCTCGGAGATGCCGAGATTGTCATCATTATCAAGAGAGCCGGTTGTCTGTGCTCCGAGTCGGAAAGCGCAATCCGCAAACTGTATCCGACTTGTGACCGGATACGTAGTCATGGCATGGAAAGCCCACGTCGCTTTCTCATCATAGTTGCGGCCAGTTGTGCGCCGATCAATCCAGAACGGCTTGAGTTCAGCCGTGATCGTTAGCCCTTCTTTGTTCAACTTGAACGCGAGAGATTCTACATAAACACCTTGCCATTCGTGAACGCTCACGCCCTTGTCAATGCACAGCGTTCCCCAGCGAACAAAGCGGGCCGCCGTTGCCCATGGCGTGATCCCACAATCGCTCACAAGTTCGCGGTGCATATTCTTGGAGAACTCGTACTGATGACTAAAGCAATTCGCAATCGAATATGGAGTTGTGGCAACCGGGTTGTCCGTCCAATCGGGAGAGATTGTGATTTGTGTTGTTGACGGACGAGCAGTGATTCTCCGCACTTGAGAATAAATATCTCCGTTCGTACCGAGCTTTTCCAAACGCACAAATTCACCAACAACCGTAGTCGGGAAAGTTGCTCCTGTATCTCCAAGGTGGCTTGCATCTGTTCCGGTTGCCGTTACTGTGCCAGCAAGAGCATCATCACCGTTATAGCGTGCATTGAAATATGGCCCTTCCAACGCCGCACTTGTGCGCACTTTCTCGAATCCCATGCAGGCGGCGAGTAATTGATTGAGGCCGCAATACCGGCCAGAGAGTTCAATCGAGCCGGAAGGGATGCGAGAGATGTTGTGATGCTCTGCAAATCCTGAATTACCGAGCAGCGTCTCATCGGCTTGCCAGCCTTGATTTGCTTCAACGTTCTCTTTCAGAAACGAGAGCAAGTCGAATGCGCCGAGCGTATCCGGTGTCGGCGTTCCGAGCGCAACCGGATAGGCGAGGTCGGTATTCGCATAGCCGACGAGTCGGAAGGCCGCCTTTGATTTATAGCCAGCAGGAATGCTTGCGCTTGACATGGATTAGCTCCAGATTACAGCCGTGCGACCGTCAGTAGAGTTCAGGAGTTCGATTTGAAACTCGTCGGGAATCTTGTTGGTGGTTGTGACCGAGTTAGTCATGTAGTCATTGTGCAGCGTAGCCGAGGACGTGCCGCCATTGTAGAGTAGCCGCGCCTTGACCTTGACCGGGAACATAGCCGGACTGTCCACAGGAGCGTCCACCTTCTCCAGCTTCACGCGAGGGCAGAGAATCGAGAACGTGCGAGCGGCGGAATCAATGCTGCTCTTGATGTCCACCTGAAGCTCCGTGCCCGCTTCACACCAAGCTGAGAGTGCATCGCTCTGATAACGCGGAAGCGTGAAGTCCAGCATGACTGTGCGTTTGCCGTTGCGCGCCGGTTGAAGCGTGAGGCGTTGCGCGTGTGTAGTAGCATTATCGCCATGCGTTCCCGCGCCGACCGTCGTGGCATAGTCCGGCGTGGAGTATTCAGGATCGGACAGATTCGAGTTGAAATCCAGCGTGAACTCGTTGATACCGAGCGCATCCCCCGCCGCGAGTGCGTTGGCCGCGTCGCCGATTCGGAAGGTCAAATCTTGAAACAGAACTCGCTTACCACCATTCGCCGCGAGGTTCGTGAATTGTGTCGCGCCGTTCGTCGTGCCCGTTCGCAAGAGCCGATGACAGACAACCGGGAAGCTCACCTTAAGCTCCTCGCTGACCTTGCCGGAAATCTTGAAGCCCTTGAACATGCAGGAAACGAACTCCCAATAACTCACCTTCTTGTCAAATACGATTGTGACCGGGCGAGTCGGGGATTCTGTGTGCAAAAGAGTGCTCACATAGCTGGCATTGATAAGCGGCGAGCCGCCCATTGCAGCCGCGAGCCACAAGTCCGATCCGCAGAAATAGTTGCCGCTCTTGAGCGTATAGCGGAGATCAGTCTCGATTTCTCCGGTCACGCCGATTTCACCAAGATCGAGAGCGTCCTGTCCGGCCAGTCCGCGCAGCGACATATCCTCAATCATCTTGATCGCTTCAGTCAGCGTTTCTTTGTTGACCGGAATGCGATTGGTGATTGTCGCAGCGGTTCCCCATCCGGGGCTTGCAGCTTCAATGACCGAGCCGCAAATCAGAGGATAACCAGCACCGAGTCCCATGAGTCTATCTCCAGAGGTTTAATTGTTATGGATTCACCGTTAGCGTCGCTGTAGGTTGTGCTCCAGCCAAATACTTGCGAACATATAAATAGTCCACGTGGGCAACTCCTCCACGCCTACCACTTACATCCCAGCTTGACCCAATGGCAAATAACACGCGCTTTGCATTGTCTCTAAAGTATGAGGTCGGCTTCCCACAGTAGAAGGTGCCCCCGTGCTTCCAGCGCACGGAATCCTCCGTGATCCAGACTTCGACGTCCTGCATAGAACAACGAGTAGCAGAATCTGGAAGTGCTGAGTTATTCTGAATGTTTCCAAATGAACCGTCAGCCAAAACAGTGTCAAGCTCCATTGTATTCTGCCAGATCACACCGTAGCCACTCTTCAGGAGTTGCCGTGAGTATCCGGTGCTGGGCCGTTGAGTAACCGCCCCCGCACCGATAGCCATTGTCGCATAGACTTGCTCGCCGTAGGTCTTATCCCACTGGTAGGTGTTGGTTAATGCCATGCGACCGCCAAAGATCATCGGGCCTGCGAAGCTGCTGTCAATAGAGCGCAAGCCAATACTTAATTGATGACCAACATCTACGCTCGGAACGATATGTGCCACTCCGCCAGTCACTTGTATGTATCCATTGGGCACTAAGGCTCCGGGAGTTTGGAGCTTCGTAACTGTCCATTTGTTGTTGTAGTAGAAGGTCGCACTATCGTCGCGGCGCGGAGTCAATCCCAATACTGATCCGCGCCCTTTTCCGCTCGTTGCATAACCATAGTTAGTGTTATAAAATGCCCCCTGCCAATATCCATCACGAAGAAAGAATTGCACATCGGCCATGTCATCGCTTTGAGAATAGAGGCAAGAGCGCACACCATCTACTGTCCAGTCCAGAAGGTTTGATGAGACATAAATTGTCATACGCTGCGCGTTGCTTCCAAGTTCGCCTTGCCATCCCGTGTGTGCATTGAGATAGTAGGTTCCGTTCTGATAAACCAGACCGTCACACACATTCATGGAGTCGGAACACTGTCCGCCCTCACCCTTCCAAACGATAGGAACGGGCGGATTGGTTTGTCCGGGATGCGAGATAACGGACAGATGATAAAGGTCTGCCCCGCCGGACAGAGCGATCATCCCGTAATCCGATCCCGCCGCATCGTATTCTTCCCCAAACCAAGCCGTATCCCCCTGCGGTTCCCAGAAAACATGGTACGGTGGGTTATCAGTTGCGTTATAGACACCCACAGGGCTGCCCGTATCATCAGCCCAGTTGATAACGGAGGACATGGTATCTACAGCGATGCCCCCCCATCCCCACGTGGTACCAAAGTCAGTTGACCAAACGAACGATGTTAAATCTCGTCCGTAAGAACCCTGAATGGCCTTATCCTCAAACAAGCAGAACAGTGTATCGCCCTCGCCGTAGAACAGCCACGGGTCTTCTGACCTCAATGTATCGTTAAGACGACCCTCCCTGACCCACGTTTTCGCATCGTAGGAAGTGTAGATCACCACATAGACCGAGCAGGGGTCGTAGGTTGCCCCCCACCAGCCAGATACCGCCGTCTTGTAGCGACGCATAGTATCAGGATCAAGCGTGTCATAGAGTATATTCCCAATCTCCCGAAATCCTTTGGCGTACCACGCCTCTGCGGAGTCATTAGGAATGAGAACCAAAGTGTCGGTTGTTATCATAGGCCAATCATCAAAGTCGGCCACTTTCGGGTATAAATCATCCTCTACATCGAAACCTTCCCCAAGTAGCATTGCACTATCGCCGTTGTGGGTACTGATGGGGGCATAACCGACGACCCGGACAGTGCAGGCAGCGGCAGACAATACCGTATCCATCTCGATCCAGCCGGTCGAATCCTCGTGATTGGGAACCCAATAATAAACGGGAACTCCGTTGTGGTGCAGGTAAGCGGTGAAGGTATTCGCGCCGAGCGCGGAGAAATCGGCCGCAACTTGATAATCACTGGCGTCAATCGAAGATGCCGAGACCACGATGTAGCCGAAATCTTCATCCGATCCGTATCCCGTCAGTAGTACCGAGTCCGGGGAACTCAAGCTATTGCTGAAGATTTGGAGCGTCGGGAAATAGTATTCGTAGGAATTGGGATCGAAGGTGATCTGCACTCGCAATGTTTCACCGGGAGCAATGCGAGCGGGGCCGGAAAAATCTGTAGAGAACACGGAGACATCGGGAATGGAGTCCACGCGCACGGAATCCAAGCCGGTGCTGATTAGGAGGAGAATGCGCGTGGAATCGAACAGCACATGGCCGAAGTCGGATGTGATTTCGGACGTCACTATGAAATAGCAAGTGTCGGCTGTGAATTTGTCGGCAAACCAGTTCCCGCCGATGGCCTGACAGGCTACATAGGTCATCATTTCGCTGGTATCATCGTGACAGCAGAGGCCGGAATCGGGCGCGACGGTTGAAGAAGCTACCCAATCTGAACTCCATGATTTCCAGATCGAATCCCAGCGATTTGCCCATTGCGAAAAGGCAACCGTAGTCATGAGAGCGGACAAGAGAATCAATAAGGATAGTTTCTTCAATTGTGAATCAACTCCTGCACATCGAGCGTGAGTTCGCAGTAATGGCAGACGACAGTACCAATTTCAATGTGAGAAATCTCTCTTGCCTGCACTGGGTATGTCTTTTCGCATGTTCCATTCAAATCATCCGATGGACGGAAAGCATCAAACACATCATCAATAAGTTGTTGGAATGCTAATTCAGTTTCCTTCTCGTCTAAAAAAGAATAATATCCACGCATGACAAATGTAGAAATGCGGAGATTATCTTCATTGGTCAATTCATCTTCTTTGATCGGAGCTTCTCGTGAAATTATCCATCCGCATATCCGATCCTGAGTTGAATCAAACATTAACTCCTTAAGCCGCGCCAATTCCCTTATTGGACGCTTAAACAGATGCACTCGCCCCGCGCCTTCGACGAGCGATAGATACCGCCCGATCTCCTGTGCAATCTGTAGGTAGTTGGAAGGCATTAGAGTTTTGAAACCTGCTCTACGAATTTCTCAATAGCACGCTCGAACATGGCTACAACCGTCGGGCCGCGCTCGTCAAAGCCTTTTTGGAACATAAGATGAGCGCGGGTCCCACGCCGTGCGATTGCAAATTGAATCCGCCGAGCCGTTCCCTCAATCATCCCTTCCATCATATCCTTAGCACGGACACCCTTGAATCCACCGGAGCGCAAAGACGCGGCGGAAATCTTCGCCTCAGTTCGCATGGAACTCCCCGCCCCGCCGAGTTTGCGCTTAACCCAGAGTATCAATGGCGCGAGTGGCGGCCAGTGCGGTTTGCTGCCCAATTCGACAGGGAGGGCATAGGGAATCGAAGTCTTTATGTGTCCGAGTATCTGATCTGCCGAGACAATCGTTTCCGCCCCTATTGAATTGCGAAGGTGTCCGAAACATTGTGGCGTGAAACTGAATACCGCGTTACGCAGAATCACCACTCCGCCCCGCGTCGTATCCCCGAAAATATCCATCCCGACTTCGCGTACCTTCTGCGGCACGATGAACTCCGCCCCCGGCGGCTTGAGTTCTATCTGTATGAACTGCTCGGCCATTAGAAATTATCAACCGCTCTCGGACGCCGACCGACTGAAATGAAAGCCGCCCCGCCAAGCGGAGGCTCATCCTTCAGGTATCCCGATAGTCCACTCTGCTCTCGGTAGATTTTCGACATAGCCTCATATTGCGATTGCCGCGTCTGATAGCTCACGGTGTCCGAGGCAATGTTGGAGTTGGAGAGCGCAATCACCCGCACGGCCATCATGTCCAGACAGAAGCTCGCGGCCAGCAGAACCACGCTATCCTCATCTCCCTCGTCGCGCAACGTGCTCGCAGCATCCGTAACCGAATGGCGAGAGTTGTAATAGACCCGCACGTATTCCGAGGCCGATGGAGTAAGCGCGTTCAGTCGGAACCAGTAAGCCCCCGCCGTTTTCTCGTAGGTGGCGTAGCAGGATGGATCAAGAGGCGGAGGAGGCGTTGGAGTGTCCGTCGTATCCCACGGATAATAGACCGTCCCGATTTTGCTGAATCCGCCGACCCATGTTGCTGTTGCAAGTGCCCACTCATCGGTAGTTCCATCTCCAGTGATTGTCTCGAAAACTAAATACGGAGAGCGAAACGACAGAATGCGCAAAGCGCGACCGATTGCGGATTTAATGTCCTCTTCCGTCAACAGGCCGTCAACATCCTGAATCTGACGCTTAACATCTTTCAGCAATGTGCTTAAATACTTCACGACTTCGCCTCAACGGTCAAAACATCAATCGTTAAGCTCGTGCCGGAAACATAAGCCGCCGTAATGCGGAAGTAGCTCGCACAAGCCGGAAACACCAGCGCATAGTCACCCGTTGCCGTCAGTCGCATCTTGCAAATCTTGAACGTCTCGTCTGCATCGTTCCAGAGATACATTGGCGAGAATGCCGTGTTATCCGACGATAGGTCTATCGAAAGATCAATGATGCCAGAGCTGACAAGTGCGCTCACGCTAACGTGGATGATGATTGTCTGATAGGCCGAGCAATCATATCCGCCAGTGGATACGTCGCTGGCCGCACTGGTGTAGGTCTTGACCAGCGTGCTCCCGATTCCATCATAGACATGCGAGGAGCGATCCATTTACGGAAGCCTTTCGATTTTGATTTGCTCGATAACTCCCGTCACTTGGAACGTGTCGGTCAAACCGCCCTGAAATGCAAATTGCAGGAGCGGAGCATAGACAGGAGAGAAAGGTTCAATCCAATACTCGGCACCGGGAGTCCAATCCAAAAGATATGCAGTTGTGTCCGCTGCGCTGCGAATCGGGAGGGCAATCCATGAACTTCCGACCGCAACCGCGCTCCATGAATCAAGAAAGATCGGGCGGTAAAAAACGGCTATCGAATCCGTCGCACCGCCGAGCGAATCACAAACAAACCCGATACTGATTCCTTCGCAACCTCGCGCTCGGTGAACGGTCACGGTATCTAAACCGAGACCGAAACAGGTATCAACAACCATAGCGCGGCCATCCCGTACAACGTAATACGTCGTGCCGTTTATGTCCACATAGGGTTGCCGCCATTTGTTGATCGGGTCTGCGCTCGCTACGCCAAACAGAATGACCGCCAAAAGCGCGGCGGTCAGGATATGCAAAAGGGCTGTTTTCATCGAGCCTCCGGTATGTCATGAACAGAATCCAGAATGATACTTCGGGCGCATAGGCGGGAATGATCCGCCTGCGGTACATTCCTTGCGCGCCTATGGTTTAATGAAGGAGTCTGCAACTCTCTTCAATGGTTCAGTTGCAATCCGCTTTGTTGCGGTCAGCGTCAACTCGGTCGGATCGCCGTCAATCGGCTGCGTTCCCTCGATCACAACGTCGCAGATTCCAGCGAGAGCTTGCGTTGCATAATCCTGCAAGATGGATCGAGTGAAACCGGACTTGTGATACATCCCCGGCCCGTCCTGTGACCCGTAAACCATGAGCAACTCATAGGGATGTCTCCAGCGCGGATCGTGTCCGAAAACTCCATCTTCAGCAATCGCCTTCGCAGCATAGGACAGGTTTGGAACCTTGACCGTCAGCACTCCGCCCGGCTTGACGATCCGTGCCCACTCCTTCAGGGCAGGCACAACGTCCTTGATTTCCAAGTGCTCCAAAACATGCGAGGCGATTGCAAGATCGTAAACATTATCCGCCGCCGGGATTGTGCGAACATCACAGCGAAAGTCCGGCTTTGCGTCCTCATCTGAATCGAAGCGATGCAGCGTGTTCCCCTGATAGAGCGGATTCGTAGTCTTGCCGCAACCTATGTCGGCAATGAGCTTGCCTGTGACTTCTTGCGGAATCCGCGTCTTCTGCGGCATCCCGTCACACAGTCCAAAGAGCTGCCCTGTGTTCCGATCTTCGTGCCAGCACTGAATCGCGGAGTCACACATTAACTGAACTCCAGCATCCTTCAGCTTGGCAAAAAAATACAAGTCCTCGGTTCTGGACTGCTGAAACCACGGTTGCATCGGTGCGGATGGATCGCGCTGCTGGTTCGCAAAGGACATCTCATAGTCGAGACTAAACCACGGATCGGGGATCGTCTTGAGTGTCTCAACATCCAACAGCAGACAATCACAGCCCGCCCAATCTATCGGGAAGTATTCTCCCGCCTTCCAATCCCAATACGGCCCCTCCATGTACCCGCGATAGATATACGGTTCGGGAACTGCCGTTTTCGTCCAATAAACTCCGGTAATCGCTTTTGCCCCTTCGCGCCACCGCTTCAACATCAAGTTCAGCGTGTCACTTGGAGCATGAACATCGTCACCGAGAAAAAACAGAGTCTTTGCGCCGGTCGCTATGGCAAGCCGGACTGCGTTGTTGCGCTTGTCGGCAATGGAAGCGGATTTCTCAGGATCGAAAACTTCCCCTGCAACATTGCCGAGCGGCTTGCTCATGTAAAAGAAATGCTGCGCCCAGACTGTGCTGACCTTTCCAAAGGTCGGCACATAAATCATGCAAAGCATGAGGTGTCCTCCTCGAATTATTGCTTAGATGTACGTGAGTTGCAAGTGCGCGATTCCGGCGGGCATTACGGTCGTGCTGGAAGCGGAAGCCCACGCGAGCGAAAGAACATCTCCGGCGGAAACCGTCGGCGTTGCGGCGAGAGTCAGTGGAAACGGCTTGTAACTCGCATAGGCAGTCGTGCCGAGGAACGAACCGAGAACAACCGTGCCGGTTCCGGCGCTACCAGAATTGATAAGCGTGAGTCCGGTGTTCTTGTCCGCCACTGACACGCTCGAAGTGGACGGAATAATCGCACAGTATTTCACGCTCCCCGTATAGGCCGCACGTCCAAGCGGATAGGTGGCCGAGGCCGCGTTGGATGCGTGTCCAGCATAGGCGATTTGAAAGTGTGCCCAGTTCCCCGGAACATCGCAAGCGGAATTGTCACCCATGACAAATTCTCCTTATTTCATTTTGTTCGTTTGCGTTCAAAGCCCGCAGGCAGGCAGCAGCATCGAGGAGGACACCTGACGCTGCCGCCCACGCTGCGAACATCTCTTAGGCGATTTGCCCGTAGATACCGCGATGGTCGCCCGGCTCCACGTCGCGCCAGTTCTTGACCTTGATGCGGATTTTGTCCGCCGTGAAGTTCGAGCCGGTGTTGGCCGGTTCCGTCACGACTTCAGGTTGCTCCTGTCCGTTCAAGAATCCCACCATGACCGCCGGAGCCGGAGTCGTATTCGGATCGGCAAGCAGCCACCAGTTCGCGGCGACAGTAGCGTTCAGCATGATGATCGGCTCAATGCCTTTGCTCGCCATCGGGTTTGTCATGCCAGCGTCGGGCAGGAAGTCCGCCCCTGAAGTGAATCCGCCCGCCGTTGCGTTGGCCAACTGAATCGCCCGCTCCCCTTGCGTGAGACGAAGTGCCTGAGCGTTTCGGAGCGTATGCGTGAGCAGAAAGCGCGGTTTGTTCAGGTCGCCGAGAACCATGCTGGAACCAAATTCGGTCTGCGCAACCATTGCGCCCCATCCGGCTTCGAGCACCAGGCTATCAGTCAAATCAACACCGCCGGTCGCAACGCCGTTCGAGTGTCCGGCAATCACCAGCGAGGTCGTATCCGAGCCGTAAGCGACGGCCACATTCGTGCGAATCACGTCCATGACATCAAGGTAGATGTCGCGCTTCATGCCGTCACTGAGGGCACGCTGTAACCGTTGCATGGCACCGAGATCATCGTTGATGACCATTTTGTCGGTGATAGACATGATCTGACCGTATTTCACGGCGGACATGCTGATGTTCTCATCCGTCGGCACGGTTGTGGTTTCCTGATACGTTCCGCCCTCGGAAATGGACGGCGCAGCCGCGTACCAGCCTTGCCGCGTGAAGTTGTGAGTGTATAGGTCTTTGAACGAAACGATGCGAGCGATGCGCCGCCAATCGTCGTACTGGCTCGGCTCCTTGTAGTCCGCAATAAACTGATTGTGCTTAGCCACGAGAAATACTGAGGCGAGATCAGTGGATACAAACGAGGCCGTCAGGCGGCCAGTATCGAGATCAACCAATCTTGAAGCCTTGCGCCCCATTCCGCCGCTCAGTTCCGCGAGTTTATCAAAAACAAAATTGAGCGGTTCATCGTACCGGCTTCCGGTAATCCGGGCATTTGCTTCATGTAAGGAGCGAAAAGCCGGGACCTTCTTCCCATCTGGCCCAGCAATATCCCGCCCGGCCAGCATCCCGCGCATAGCGAGGATCAGCAGATCGGTTTCGCATTGAGGCATTTCGATAGACCCGGTGACGCGCATGATCGGGACGAACTGATCTCCGAGAATGGCCTTGAGATAGCTGGCTTCTTTGTCCAGTTCCGCCTTGATCTTGGCCGGTTCGTAGGTGCGGCTCGCCTTCAGGCGTTCTGCGATTTGCTTCTTGGTAACATCGGGCAGATGCGACGCGGTGACTTCGCGCTCGATGGTGGCTTCGCCGATCACGGCCTTCGACTCTTCGCCGAGCTTCTTGGCTTCTTCGAGAATCTTGTTGGCTTCCAAGACCGCCGGGGCTTTGGAAACGTCGGGCGGAGCAACCGGAGTTTCCTTTGCCTTGACAGGTTCAGGTTTCTCAGGTTCTGGCGTCTTTGCCGGTTCAACCGGAGCAGGCTTGCTCAGTTCGCCGCTCAGAGCATCCAGTAAGTCGAATTGCGCTTCCAGAGACTCGCCCTTCTCGATCTTGGCAATGGCCTCGCCGAAAATCTTGAGAGCGTCCGCCTTGTCCTTCAGTGCCGTTTGCAGTGCAGTTTTGCATTCGGCGAATACGTCCGCCTTGTCCGCCCAGATTTTAGCCTGAGCTTCTTTCGTCACTCCGGCGGCTCTGAGCAATGCGCCGAGAGTGGCGACTTGCTTTGCCGTAAGGTTCATTTCCGTACCCTCCAGACTTTGTGACGCGGCGAGCCGGAGAACCTTCCCGCCTGCCGCCGGATAACGTACCATATCGAGTGTTTTCAAAGACGTGAGCCGCTTCGGGTGATCGTACTGAACACCGTCAACGGAGATAATATCCCAATCCGCCGAGCCGTCAATCGAGAATCCATCGAAGTCCGCGTTGCCGGAAAGCGAGGCTCGGATCGCCTCGTCAATCTGCGCGTCAGTTACATCCAGTCCGACGATGATCCCCGACTCGCCTGTTGCCACCTTGCCATACCGAGCACCGGTAAGCCGCCCGACTCGATTCTTGAGAAAGACAATTCCGTTCTCTTCCGTTGCCGCAAGAACTCCGTCGGGCAGGTGGTCATGAAATCCCGGCTTGAGTTCATAGGCCGCAACCGGAACGCCCTCAAACACAGAGACCGAGGCGCGCAAAGACTCCTCGGTCGAATAGATCGGTTTTCCGGTCGGCCCTTTTTTGGACGGATGCCACGGCCCGACGGCAATCGCAAGTATCTCGTAGCGACCGCCACCGTCCGCCGATGCGATCAAGCGTGCTGTAGGACTAAGGATAGGCACGCACCGTATATAATGCGTGGCAACCCTATTTCAAATAACGTCTGCTAATAATGCGACATGCGATGTTTGCATATTAACGGATAATAATAAAAAAGGCGCGGGATGAGCCGCGCCTGACCAATTTGTTGAGCCCAACAAAATGGTTACGATTCCAGTGCCTCGATCACGCTCTCCTCGTCCACAGTGTAGCCGCACGCGCAACAGATTGTCTCACCTGCTACCGTATTTGTTGCCATACTATCATCACCCATTGCATCATGAGGATACATGAGTTTCACTCCGCTCGGCAACAGGAACGGTTCGTCAAATGGAACACTCACGCCGTCCATCTGCTGATGATCTTCGCGCCGCCCCGGTCTCCACGAACCAAACTGCCACGTCTTTTTGAGAGCCTTCGGGTTTGGCATGTGGGCTTTGAGCGATTGGAGTTGCGTATCCAGCGTCACGTTGTAGATTCGGTTGACCTCGGTTCGCACGATCCGCTCGGCTTGATAGCTCACGCCGCCCGCTCCGCCTGCCCCGATGACCGTATCTATCTGCTTCATGGCCTCAAACGGCGTGATACCGCCGATTCCCGCCCGGCCTAAGATCGTATTAACCTGTGGCATGAGTTCCGGCGTGATCGTGCTGACGAGTTCCGCCGCGTATCCCTGAGCCGTGATTGCCAAGTCAGCCGACGGGGCAAAGAACATCCCCTCCAGTTCCGCCTCATCCGCAATACTCTCGATTCGCGCCACAGCCGCGTCAATGGCCTCGCGCTGGGCGTCCTGCAAGGCTTCACGTATCTCCTCGGCCATTTCGTCGGACTCGGCTCGGATTAGTTCCGATAGCTTAGGCGCGGCCACTGTGGGCAGTTCTTTTCCGCCCTCGGTTGCCGCTTGCCGGATGGCATCATTGATCGTCTTGCGGTGGCCGTCCACAATCTTGAACACGCGGAGGCGAGTCTCATTGCTCAGGGCAAGCCCCTCGCTCTGCATTCCCCTGATGCGCCGCGCGAAGTTGCGGACTTTATCGGGACTTACTGGCATCGGACTCTTTCTTCTTCTTCGCTTCCCGCCGGATGCGCAAGGCTATCGCTATCGCCTGCTTGCGCGAGTAACCCTCGGCTTCCAGCCGCTCGATATTCACGCGCAACGCGCTCGGTCTGTCACTTCGGATCAGAGGCATAGTTAATTGAACAGCGCGAATTTCGGTTGTAGGGTTGCGGCACGGATGAGGCGCGTATCCCAAGTGAACCAGAGCACCGCCTCTGGTCGTTTGTCGGCGGGCAGTGCAGCAATCATGGCGGCAGCCGCCTCCGCGTTGTTATATTCCACGAATAGCGCAAGCCACCAGCGATGACCGGACTCAGACCAATAGGTGATAGATTTCTGGAGCGAGTTCATGTTGTCCTCGTTCCAGCACAAGAAGATCGCCGGGCAATCTTTACTCAGTGCCGCCGGTGCGGTTGCGAATCCGCCGCCCGCCGGATTGTTGGCACGCTTGAATTGCTGGCCGTTGTGGTGCGGGTCGAAACAGTCGGAATAGAGTAACGCGGGCTTGCCAGTGATAGCATAGGCGAACTCTGCGAAGTTGCTTGCATGATCCGCGTAAGCCGCTCCAGCCGAGCCGAAACGCTCCAAGACATCGCGCTGGTAGCCGAGTATAGACGGCTCGTCTCCCGTCCCAAACCAGCCCTCTAAGCACGGATGATTCTGAGCGAGTAGCCATTCCCATTGTTGATAGGCGAGACTGTAGCCACGCCAGAGCGCGTGACGGTTCGCGGTATTCGGGCAGTCGCAAGAGAAGTTCCCCGCCTCCGCCGGTCGGCAACGGTACATCGGTTTCTGGCAGTTCCAGAAACTTGGCTCGGTTTCAGATCCGACATTTTCACCCACATCCGGCAACCGCTCGGCCAGTTGCGCCGGAATGATCCGCAAGGGATAGGCGTCGGCGAAACACACAAACTGCCACTTCGCGCAATCCAGCGAATGAAATCTGATCCGGTTGTATCCTGCCTTCAGTTCCATGCCGGAGACGTTATAGTATTGCTGCGTGTCCTCGTCGAATCGGTAGAAGCCAAGCCCGCCGACCTTCCCGTTGTGTCCCTTGCACGAAACGTAAACGCTGAACTCGTAGTACCGCCACGGCTCACAGATAACATCATAGAACAGTCGGTAGTTTGATTCAGCGGACGGAGTGAGGTCGAAAAAGAAGGGCTTGTCAGATTCAAGGTTGTCGGTCAATAGATTCTGAACGATGAACGCGGTCGGATCGGGAACGACCGTTGGGAGATAGCAGGAATTGCCGTAAGAGAACTTGCTAAGTTGCTGAGTCTCGAAACACACCCGCAAGCCCGCTTGATCGCAGCGCGAGAGCGCGGCGTTGATTCGGGCACGCAATGCAATCTCGGATTGACTTCCCTCGGAATGGAACGGCCACGACTTACTCCACTGCGAAAGAATTGTACCTTTCGCGCCGGATAGGATCACCTCTTCGAGTAGTTGCTCGAAAGTGAAATCATCCGGTGCAATCGGATAACAGTTCACGCGGTGGAATAGTGCGACGTGGTGGTTCATTTCAGCTCAATCGCTACCCACGACCATTCGCCGTCTTGAAATTCCGCCGACGGAGGATAGTGGTAGTTGATACATGCCTGATAGCCGATCAGCGAATCCGGCACGAGAACGTAGGTGTAACCCTTTGGGGCTGGCTGGACACCAGAAAACGGTCTATTCGCAAGCAAAACTCCTTCTATAACTGCAAGCGCAACCACAAGAATAACCAAAGGGATGAAAATCAAAATCGCTATGCGCATCAATCCACACCTCCATCGCGCAATGCGCTCTCGATCCCTTGTGTTGTCCGAGTCTCGTCAATCCCTCCCGACATTTTCGCCGCGAGCAACGTATCAACCCTCGCCTTCATGACGCTCGTGATCTGCTCGATTGTCCGCGAGTCAATGGCGGGCAGCACGAAGTCATAATCATAAATCAACTCGTCGGGAATATCATTCAGTTTGCTCGTGAATATCCGCCATTGGTCAAGTTGGAAATCAGTCACGGCCTTCAGGTCCTTGCGCAACGCGCCTTGCCGGTCGTTCAAGTACGTGATCGGAAGATTGCTGATGTCCTTCGCGCTCGCGTAGGTCAACTCGTCCGCCCATCCCATCCAATGCAACGGGATATTCGAGCCGGAAGAGAAGAGCGCGAGCGACATCTTGAACACTTCCACGCTCTCAGCGGCGGCGATATTGGGAGACTTGAACAGCCACTCAATTGCTTTGTTGTGGCCGAACACTCGCACGTCGTCTTTCTCATCGTCCAACCGTGGCGGGTTGATATAGGCCGGATCAGACGGATTCATGGCCGCGTTGATTTGTTCCTGTGACCAGTTATCCGGGAACGTGATTTCAGACCACACCCGATTGTTGAGACTGATCCGGTCAGTGATTCCTTTCACGATTCGCACCGCGTCGGTGGCCGGATCAATCACTTGCGCAAAGTCTCCCTGCCCACGCAATGACGAGAGCGTTCGGCTGGATGACCAGTAAAACACTTCGCCGAGCAAGCGGCCAACAAGTTTCGGGGCTGCAACTCGTTCCCACGGCGCGAACCAATCGGGAACCTTTTCATCCGCTTGCGGTGGCCGCGCTCCGCCTTCGTATTTTTTCACCAGTTCCAGCGTCCGCTCCTTGCCGCCTTCGAGTACGACCTTGATCCCGGTCACGCGCCGCGTGTTCATTCGGTCACGCACAATCTCCTTGATGGAGTTCACGTCAATGAACCCGACCTCAACGTCTCCCGTCAGAGATGAAGTCATCATGATCGGTACGAGTTCGCCGAACAAGATCATGTCACGCTGCACATTCTCGGCAAGATTCGGCCAGTCGTTCTCCGGCGACTTCCACCACTTCTCCAAAAGTGGCTGTATCTTCGCGGCGGCGGCTCGCTCGGTCGCGTTTTCACTCTCCAGTTTGTTATGTCGAATCCCCGCTTGTTTCCCGACCGTTGCGCGCACCACTAACTCAACCGCTCCCCAAATGATTGGGTTTTTCTTGTATGCGTTCCAGAGATACTCGTTCAGCTTCTTGGCTTTGTAGTCTGGGAGCGTGCGATCGTAAGCGCGAGAGCCGATAGGTTGATCCAGCCTGTCGCTGGTCTCGAACGTGCGGGTTGTGGTAGCCGCCGCAGCGGTTACGCGCCGGTATCCGTACTCTGCGAGAGCCGCTTGAACAGCGCGGCCAAAGCGCGAGGGAGTTTTATCGGGCATTGCTTGATTCCTCTTCATCACAATCATACCCGACCGTGATCTCGTGAAGCCGTCTATCCATTATCTGCGCCATTCGATCAAGTTCCTCTTGCGAGTAAACACGATCAAACGTGACGGTCACAACTGAAGTCATCTGTCTGTAACCAAGCGGACAGGTTGTGATTTCAAAAGCCTTATCGGGCATTGGGCTTCACCAGTGGTTTCAGAAATCCGTCGAGACCATTGACGAAGTGCTGGTTCGACGGATCAGTGAGATTCGCCTTGCGCGAAAGAGCGTGATTGATAACTGATTGAACTTCTCGCAACTCTGCTTCCGGCCTACTCTCCAGCGCGGCACAATTACAGCAAAGCCTATCTCCATCAGTAACATAAACAATCGCGCTACGCACTTCTGGCTCTTCGTGTTTTTCTCCACTAAAGATTGCATCTGCGATTGCATGGGGAAGTTCACGCTCAACAAGTCTATCCATAAATTTCAAACCCTTTCGAGATAGCGACTTATTCGCACTAATTTCTCATAGGACATTCCGTATAGGTCATGTGCGTAGTCTTCTGTAAATGTTTGATAGAAAAAATCTGTAGCTCTACGATTATCCATTTCGCTAATCTGTTTGTAGATACGAGGGGGTGTTCCCCTTGGAATTCTACAAACGAGATCAGCTTCGTATTCATCCGTAGATTTCGGCAAGTGCGTTTCCTTTCCGATTCGATTGCGGGCGTCGCAATACATCCCCGCGTGTCTGCGGTGCTAACACGAGTCGCGCCGCGCCACCCTTGCGGTGTGATCCCCAAAGCAGCATAGCGAGACAATCTCCCCGATCCGGTGAGCGACCGAGCCGTTTCATGACCTTGTCTTTCTCTTCGATAGCAATCTTACCCCCCGCCGCCGTGTGATAGCGCAGACCTACTAAGTCCTCGCGCAACTTCTGATCGTCAGGTAGTCCTATGGCTTCTGGGTTTGCCGGATTGAGAGCCTCGCGGATACACCAGTGAGCAGCCGAGCGACAGTTGACGAACTTGATTTCCCCGGTCTTGTCGGTCTCGTCTGTACCAAGCGAGCCTTTGTAGGACAGCACCGGGAACTTGTCATGACGTAACGTGCTGGCCGTTCCCGATCCAACTCCGTTCGCATCCACGATAGCAAGCTCATATCCCGCGCCGAGGTCTCGCTCGCAACGGTGCGCAATCGCCGTCGTATCCGGTACGCCGAAACTCTCGAAGGGATGAATGAGCAATCCCTCCTTGCGCCCGATGATCGTCTCGGATTCCCCGCCGTCGGCCACGTCCACGGCCAGAGTTTTCTTGCCTGTGTGCCCGGCCTTTCGCATCTCCAGCCCACGTAGCACCGCCGCCTCGAACCATGAGAGCGGAATCAGTCCATCACTGCCCTCATCCCAGAACTCGGCCAGTACGCGCTGTTTCCAGAGCATCGAATCTTCCGGCCAGTCTTGCCGCCACCTCTCGACCGTTGCCGCGTCCAGCAGCCCCGGAATAGGCTGGCCGATCCCGTTCACGTTTGGCAAGTCGAAAGCGGAAATCGAAATCTTCGAGAACTTGCTGTCCGAAAAGAAACGGTAGAACTCGCCGAGCGAGTAAGGGTTGCCAACTGCGAGAAAGCGGTCATCCGTGCCCTGTGCGAATCGCTGCCGAGCGTCTAAGAATATCTTGTCAACACCGCTCGCCTCGTCAGGAATATATAGAACACGCCGGGAGTGGAAGCCCTGAAAGCGAGCCTCGTTCCCGGCGCGAGCCGTGAGTCCGATCCCGTACCACTTCGGGCCGATGTCAATCTTCGCCTGTGTGATCGGGTTATCGTAAAGCGGCTTGCCTTGCGCCGCGCAGTTGTCGTGAATCGCCCTGAAGTCACGCCAGTAAAGGTTCGTGACCATTTCCTCGCTCGGCGCGGTCGTGACGAGAATGCTATCTTCCAGAGTTGATAACCACCAGTGACCAATCCCCGCAGCGGTATAAGTCTTGCTACTCTTGTTCACGCCCTTTACAGACGTGTCGTGATTCTCATATACCGACCAAATTATTTCCTCGGTCTTTGGGAATAGTTGAATGCCCAGCACGTCCACGAAGAAAGCGTCGGGCATGGAGCGGTATTGAGAAGGGCGGGAAATCATCTATCAAACATCGTGATCGCTTCAGTCAACCGCAGAGCTTCTTGCACGGCTTCGAGTTGCGTATTTCCGAAAGCGGTGACTTTCCCCAAGCTGAAATGCTGTCCGGTCACTGCGCTCGTTAATGTTATTCTGCACTTGAACGGCTTAGGCGGACTTGGGGTTGTTCCCCCGATCCACATAGGCTCCGGTTTCCACTCGATCAACTCGACATTGTTCTCGCCGAACTTCTCGCGCAGCTTGGCAAGACCATCGGTAACTTGTTCCTTGTCCAACTTTGGAAACTCTAACGGCATTGCGCGTAACATATGTTTCGTCAGAAGCCCCCCATCCACTAACGGGGGAGATGAATCAACAAGCGGATACTCAGGCCGATGTTCGCCTGTTGGTTCTGGGTTTCCGCGCAAAGTTATTTCGGTCATCCGAAGCGTATATGCCCCACTCTTATCAAATTCAACTGATAGATGACCGTTGGCATTCCCGCAAACAAAAGCAACAAGATCGGCGGCAGAAATCTCTACATCGTTCGATTGAAACCTCGCGCCGTCTTTCGTTACGTGAATCTGAAAAGGTTTTCCCATTCCCGTCTCCCTTAATCAAAGTGATTGCAGTATTTCTGCTCGGCCTGCTCGATCAGTTGGAGCGCAATGGGTGACGGCCTCTGGTGGCCGTTGACCCAGTTGCTTACCGTAACCGGATGCAGACCCAGCTTGCGCGCTCCGTCCTCTTGACTCTTCGCTCCCATGAACCGAAAGAGCCGATCAATGCGCTTCTTGAACTCAATCGGGGCTATCGTTTCCTGCATCGTCAGGAGTCTCCGGGTCTTGGTCTTTGGATTCCGTGTCGTGCCTAAGCCACGCCGTGAAGGTGGTCGGAACGCCGGTCAGGTTCATGTCGGTGCTTTGCCGTTCAATCATCCGCCCGCGGACCTGATAGCCGAGCTTGACCGCACTGAGCTTCACGCGCTCATCGGATGATTTCAAGGACGCTTCATGAGCCTTGCTGATCGCCTCATCGCTCACGCCAAGCAAATCGAGAAAACCGTTGTAGCCGATCTTCTCGATGATTCCCTGCTTGTAGTGATAGGCTTTGACTGCGACGAGGGAGCGGTCATCGCTTGCGTTCTCATGTGTTGCAAGGTATGCATCAACTCCGCTGCTGCCCTTTGCCAGCATCTTGCAGAACACGAGTTCTTTCGGTGAGAGCTTCGTTTTCACTTATAGCCTGAAAATTAACAACTCACGACCTATTTCCCGAACAGCTTCCGGCGGAAGTATTTCTCGATGGCAGGCTCCGGGCCGGATGATTCGAGTTGCGCTGCGCCGGTTCGCGGATTCTCTTTCGCACAGGCCAGCCATATGTCAAAGGCGTATTGCGCGGCTACCGGAATCGGGTTGCTGATGTCAGAACTTGCCTTGTATTTCTCTTTCAGGCCATTGACGATTGCCCGTGCTTTTTCGATGAGGGCTGGTGAGAGTTCGTCTGATTTCGCTTCGGTTTTCGGCTGTTCAGCAGGTGGATTGGTTTTCTCGGACTTGGGCATGATGACCTCGGTTTCGTTCTTTTGGTGTAAGATACAACGGGAAAGGGAGTTTGTCATTAGCGTATGTTAATAATGCGTCACGGGGGAAGGGAATTCTTTGGTCATCGGAAGCTCGCTCCTGTAATCCAGACCGGCTCACAAATGCCGGTGATTCTATCCGCGCACCAATCACCAAAGGCCGAGGCCAACTCTGTAGGCTTATTGTTTGTCGTGACATACAGCAGCGTGTTGCCATTATCTGACCAAATCCTGTCCACCAGTTCATTAACTGCGTCGTAAGCCCAGCGATAGGGACTTTCCGCGTTGCCGGTCGCATTCACGCGGACCGTCATGTCGTCCATGAACACATATCGCGCCGAACATAGCTTGTCCACGGCGGCAGGCACGTTGAACTTGTTCCCGTCCGAATCCGGTTGCGTAAGTCGGTATAGAAACTCCCGGAATGTCAGGACGGCCACGGTGTCGCTTGGGCCAAGTACCCGTCCCGTTGCCTGTGGATCATAGTCTGGATGGTCTCGACCGGGGAATGACTTGATTCTGGCTTTGTATCTACGCTCCTCGGCCAGCAGACACTCCCGCGCAATCGCAAACATGCAGTGGCTCTTTCCGGTTCCGACAGCCCCGCCGATAAAGAGGCCACGTTCCGACCATCGCTCGCCCTTCGCAAATGCGTCTGCGTGTAGTTTCGATAGCTCGTGTAGCTTCTTGACGTGCTGTTTTGTGTCAAGCTCGGCGAGCGTTGCCATCGCGTAGCGCGGCGGAATGCCGTGATTTTCAAACCAGTTACTTTGGCCTTCCCCATCCGTCGAGTTTTTCCTGCATGGGAGAGTTGTTACGGTCACGGTAGTTCCCTTCGTAGAGTTTGATCCAGTTGTCCGGCCTGTCAGGGCCGCCGCGCTTCAGTGGTTTTCCGATGACCCAATCAAAATCACAGATCCAAGATTCTGTTTTCCCCGGCCACGGCCTACCGCGGGCGTGCGGGCTTTGCTCCAGAGCGGTGATGATGTTTTCGATGGTGAACTCTGCCTGAGCAAGGCGGGCGGTGAGTAGCCGCTTTCGTTCCGGCGTGAGCAGGGACACCTTTCGCATTTCGGGAATCTTGACACAAACTTCCTCGTTCCATTTCTGGATAAAGAGGTCGTCGTTGTGGTTACTACTATTCTCTTCTACTTCTACTTCACTTCTACTTAACTTAATCTTAATCTTATTCCGGCTATCTTCCGGCAAGTTTCCGGCATCGTGCCGGATAGGTTCCGGCAGATTGCCGTCAAATGGCGGGCATTCAGGTTTTTCACGCTCAACCCTAAGCCCCACCTGATGTTCCAAAAAATTGGGAAAGTTGAAATATGGCAATCCGTCCACCTCATACTGGATAGCAAGGTTGTGTGCCACCAGTCCGTCGGCAAGTTTCCGGCAAAGTGCCGGAGTCATGCCGTCATCTCGCGGGAAGATGTTCGCCATGAGGGTCGGAACGTCCGCTTTAGTGTTCCCAGCGCAGTCTATGAAGGCAATCAGGCGGTGATGAAGAACGGCCACCCACGGCCCAAACTCCTTGACCGCCGAGGCGATGTTTCCATCTCGACCGACCGATTTCAAGATCATCCTTCCGCGCGCCATATTTACCGATCCTTTTCAAGTTTCGTTCGTGGCCGTCCGCGAGCCATGCTTACTCCTACTTGTTGAAAATTGCCCGAATCACTGCGCTCGTGACTATGGCAGCGGCGATATAAGAGCAACCGCGCTCAAATGGATCAGTTGCATGCATGTTTCCCGTTGCACCTGAGCATCCGACAAGCACAAGTAAAATGAAAAATAGGCAAATGAGAATCTTCATGTTCCGTGTCATTTATCCTCCTCGTGTTCTTTCTCGAACTCTTCGGCGTGTTTCTTGCAGAGGCGGCGTTGCGTGAATCTAAGACCAGACTAAAGCGTCCGCCTCAATATCTGGCCGATTGGATTCTCGTGAGCATCAATAGTCGGTTGCCCGTCAGTATATATTTGACACCCGACACTACCGTCCTCCTCGTCCCAACTCATGGCCATAACATCTGTTCCAAATTCATTGGACAGCCTTCTTGCAAACTCAAAAACTGCATCACGCCCCCAATAATTAAATACTCCCGCAATGACAACATAAGACCCCTTGTGAGCGATTAGTTCCTTAGACATGCAGTGCGACGGGTTTCCTGTCTTGCCGCCCAAATCAGGATCGCAAACTGTATCGTCTGCTCGCATCTCTAAGATAATTTTCTTGATTCTATCTCGAACGTCAGACAAAACAACCTTCCCCGAAAACACCCCGCCCGCTCTAATCCCGATCATGTTAGAAACACAGTGCGCCATTTTAGCTATCTCCCATTTTCGATTTTGACTTCCCTGACGAGGAACGCTTGCGGCTCTTTGCAGCCGTCGCGTTCGCATTGCAGGGGGAAGGCGTTGATGAGCGGGTGAAGGGTGATGTCTTTCAATTGGACTCCGGCAAGCCGTTGTTCAACGGTCGGGAGCTTCGCGTCGGCGATGCGGGCGGCGAAGTCAAGATCAGACTGTGGCATCGGACGATTCAGATTCTTCTTGCAATTCTATCTTATCCGCCTCTTGTTTTCTCCACCACGGCTCTCGGTGCCAGAGAATTATTTCGGCCAATTCGAGATGCTGAACCCTGCTTATTTCACAAAGGAGCGGAATCTTCACAATACGCAACCCGCGAACGCCTACAGCTTCGAGCAGTCCCCACGGATCAGGGCATTCGTCGGGGCGGACTAATTTGCGAGGTGTAATTATCCAGTGGAAATTTGCAACCGTTGTCCGAGGTCTGACCGCCATAGAACCAAACGTACAAAAGAAATCGGCACGGCTAACCTTAGCCTCGAATACAACAGAGACAACGTCGGAAATTGACTCCGGCAGGCCGAGCCTTTTTCTAAATTCCCGCGTTGGCCGATGAATTGCTAACGCATCTACTCGACAGTCCGATGCAATTGTAGCTTCGGAACACCATCGCAATTGCCAACTGCGGGAACGGAGCCATGTCAAGCTCGCGTGTTGCAACCATGCGTGGTCTGGTTCAGGCGGAGCTTGTCGTGCATATCTCTCGTAACTCATGCGCTTGTCTTTCTCGAATCCGCCACGCCGAACATGAACAGCGAGTACGGCCAGAAATGCAGATAATCCACGCGGAACGAGAGTGAGGTGTTCATGGCTTGGCATTCCTCGCGGCGAAGAGAAATGCAGCAAAGTTGGCTATATCAACCGGATCAAGGATTGGCTTTGTAAGCTGTAGCTCAAATCGTTCGCGGAGTTCGTTTTCATAGTTAGGACAAACCCGTTCTCCGCCACCATAAAACTGAAGCCATTCTTCCCAACCTCGCCAACCATGAACTTTTTGAGAATGCAACTTCTTTTTCATCTCAACGGCGATTTGGTCAACAATCGCATCGAGATTCTGTGATTCACTTTGGATTCTCACTTGAACCGCTCCAAGATTTCGAGCGCGGCCTTGACCGTGCTGGCCTCTTCCGCCGACAGCGCGACCGGCTGCGGGGAAGGCTTGCGGAGAGCGATGACCGCCGCGCCAAGCCTTTTCCATTCTTCATATATGGTATTTATTGGGTTCGTGAGTGGACGAGTGGCTATCCTGTGGTGCATTGCATCCGCCGCTTTAATCATCTCCGCGATCTTCTTGACCTCCCCGATCTCGCGGTAGGCGGCAAGCTCTCCGATCAAATCGTTTTTCACCTTTTGCAGCCGCATATTCTCGGCCTTCAACCGAACAGCCTCGTCACAAATGTCAGAAACCTTTTCCGCGAGTTCCGCGAATCTGCTCATTTCGCCTCCGTTATGTCAAAGATGACTTTTGTTTTGTCGCTTCTGAACGAGCGGTATGCCACTCGCACCGATCCGTTTTCAAGCGGATACTGCCTTATGCGATCCGGCATGATACGCTCGCGGTAAATCCACTCAACTTTGTCAATTGCAGCTTCCCACGAGGAGGCTGTAATTGTGTAAAGAGCCTCCTCCTTGCCGGGCTTGGGGATTGGCCGAACATGGATGACGCGGACAAGAAATGTCTGTTCAGTCTCTGGCATTACACCGCCTTCATCACCAGCTTGACGCGCTCGATCCCGTGATCGAGGTAGAGATTGTGAAGCGTGGGATAAAAGGTTTTCCACTCGTCTTTCGGGAACACGAGGCAACCCGCCGAGCCGGGGAAATTGTTGTCAAGGTGAAGAAAGAAAGCAGAACGTATCAGTCCGGAGGCTCGCATCGCATCGTCTTTTGGATGGACAAGGAAAGATGTCTCGTCTTCGTCTGTGTGAATATCAAACCCAATGCCGCCGAGGTTCGGCTTCCATTTCGGGATTGTATAAACCCAATACTCCCCTGCAATCTGATCCGACGGCGGGAGCGCGCCGAGCTTGCGTCTAAAGACCTCTTCGATTGACTGATGCCCGCGCTGGCCAGAGGTGGCTCGCCAAAAGCCAAGATGTTCAACGGCAACAAGTCCGTCCGTACGACATTCATCGGGACGAAATCGTAGAAGCAAAATTTCGCCGTAGATCAACTTGTCACTTTGCGCGTAGGGGAACCGGAACTCAAGAGAGTAGGTGTCGCTCATTTCTTCGCTCCGATCAGTTCGCGGAATAGTTCTGGTAAGAGAGTTGAATAGCGGAGGCGTGGCCATTCACGAAAACCAAAGAGCACGTATCTCGATCCAAGCGTGACCGACATGGCAGCAACTCTCGCGCGAGGCTCCCAAACGTTCGTTGCTGATAGCTCCCACCTGTTTTTGCGTAGAATCTCTTCGCATTCGGCCTTCGTCATTTCTCCTCCTTCGGAATCCAGACGCGAATCGGAATCCAGACGCGAACCGGATGTCCCGACTCGTTTGTGTTTTTATGCGTGGAAATCAAATTCTGTTTCTCAAGGCGCATTACTGCTGCGCGAGTATTCGGAAGGCTAAGTCCACAAACACCAGACAACTCCGTCAAATTTGGCCTGTATTCACCCATGCTCTTAATCACAGCGAAAACATAATCGTTACGAAGTTTCCGTGCCGCGATCCAATTTATATTTTTGTTCAGCAACTTATTGATCCTCGATTGAGTTCATGTCAACGTCACCTCGATTTTCTCGCATCCGATTTCGCGCCGCACGGAATAGCATTGAATCTGCGATGTCTTATCATATAGATACCCACACAACAAACTCTCCACCTTGCGGCCTTTTTCTACGAGATTTATCTTGCGCTTTTCGGGAGCGTGGAAAACCACAGTAAGCGAGAAATATCCCCTCAACTTCTTGTTGCTCCGCTCAAACGCAGCGGCGGTCAATGCGATAAAGTCATGGCCGGGCACGGAAAACTGGATCATGCTTTCACCGGCTTCATGGCGCGAGCTTCATGTGCACAGTCCCTACATGCTGCAAAATACGCTATTCTGTCCCTTTCAAGAAATACAGAATTTGGACGGAGCGTTCCACATTTATCTGCTACCGCTTCGAGCGCGCAAGATCGCTCTTGATTGATAATCCCGACCAGATCCTCGCGGGTCAGCGTTTTCTCTTCTGCAATTAAGTCAAACGATCTGTTTGAATTTTCCCCAATCGGGAGCCTGAGAATTTCGTCGGCCCTCTCTTCCGCCGTTTTCATTTCGACTCCTGCTTTTCTATGATTTCATAATCTTCGCCCACGCATTCAAGATCAGAGCGGTGCGATCCCGCCCGCAAATGTGATTCGAGGTCGAATCCAGACTTGCAAATCTTCTCGCGCAATAGAAACTCCGGTGCCGGAAGATCATCATTTATGCTCGCCTCTATTCCAGAGAAGTCGCGCTCTCCCCAAACACCACCCTCCCCGTCAAGGTGCCTCCAGCAAATCGTTCCGATACGCCCGTCAGGTAGCTTGATAATGGTTCCGAGTGTCATTTCGCCTCCTTAAGTTTGTCCATTTCTTGCCCACAATTCGGGCAGCGCGGATCAATCTCAAACGTGATGAGGATTGCAAGGCAGTGGCCGCACCACCATGAAACGTAGGTCATACCGCGAGCCGCTCCTGCTCCGGTTGCCGCTTCAGGCTCGCCGTGTGTAGTTCGGATAATCCATGCCCGCGCAAGAATCCCTTCGCCTGTTCCCGATCTTCTCTCGTGCGGATCAGATAGTAGCCGTGTCCATTCGACCCGCACTTGTCGGGATAGGCCAGACGAGCAGCGCGGAACGCCTCCCGCCCGCGACGGCGAAGGCTCTCTGCCCCGCAACGGTGGCCAAGCTTCCATCCGAGTTCTTTTGCTGCGAGCGGAGCCTCCGGCGAGTAGTACCGCAGAATCTCCAGCACTCGCCCGACAGTTTCGTCGTTCATCTGATGCTCCTTTGCAGCCATTCTCCGGCCATGCGTTTCCAGCGCGGCCAGTGGTTCAAGACTTGGATCAGACCGTAGCCGAGCGCGGCGATTGCCGCAAGCCAGAGCAACAGTTCAAGGGTTGCGAGAGGCGCGGTCACTTCCCCTCCTGCTTCTTGTACGCCTCGACGATTTGGGGCTTACGCATGGTATGCCTTGACAACATCTTCTCTTGTTGCATCAATTTCTGGATCATGAACACCAAAGAAACCTCTCAGCCATTCTATATGCTTCCACAGCGCGTCGGCCTCGGCGCGAGCAATCTTCAAGTCTATTTCACTGCACTTCAGTTCGGTTTCGAGTTGTTCGAGTTTATCGGCCATAACTTTCGGATCAAGCATCACTCACCTCCAGCCCAAGCTCGCGGGCTGCATTGTTTACAGTATCGAAAGAAAGTCCATCTAATCGAATATCTCTCCCCGCACAAGAGAGCCATAGCGATTGTAGTTTGTAATCTACGCAGAGGCGGTCGCAAAGAATGTCGAATAGCTGTGCTTTTCGCCGGTCTTCTTTCGCCCGCCTCACGAACTCGGCCAGTTCCGAGTCAGGGATGCCGTCAAGGGCATTGTAGGTGTCTTGCATACGCTGCGCAATCGTTTCCCCGGCGCAAACTGCAATGACAGTTTCGCGCGAGTCTTGCACCGGGAATCCTCCGCCCAACACCGCCCCCCGTCAACGATTTGTCTCGATACCAAAAGATTGGTTCTCCGTATTCGCCTGCCATGTTCACTCCTTTTCTATCGCAGCAACGATTGCCTCGAACGGATCAATGCTCATTGCATCCACGCTGTCCCAAATCTTCTGACTCTTTCGATTCAAAGAACCATGACAGATACGAAAAATGCTGGCATGGTCGGCGCGAAGAAGCGCCGATCTTGCTTGTCGCGCAATTCGGACTTCCTTGAAAGCAAGCTCAAGTTCTTCTCGAAAAATACGCCTGATTTGTTCAGCATCAATCATGTTCACCTCGTTGGTTTCTGGCGCGAAGTTTTCTGTAATGCCTCGACAAGAATTGTTCTACAGTCGAGAATGTCTTCGGACAAATCCTCTCCTTTGTCACAATACCACCAGTGAATAAGTTTTCGATTTATCCGTCGTAATGATTGGCGAAGGATACGAATTTTCTCTTTGTCCGTCATTCTATAGTTGTCGGTTTCGGCGCGTTGTTGCCGCCGCCCGCCTTGCCGAGGATCGGCGGGAGGCCATTACGTTTTGCTCACCTCGGCCTTGCGGCCCACAAGGTTTAACGGTCACGGGAAACGCCGCTTTTGTCCCGCTCCTACTGAATTAGAAGTGCTGTCGGGGTGGTTCCTACTGCAATACACCCGAATCGGATGATGGAGTCCCGTTTGCTCCGCTATGCAGACCCTCACGGTTTGGATTGGAACCTACCCCGACAACGCTCCTTCCTTGCGCTCCTGCAAATCAATTCGCTTTTCCTGCCCGCCTTCACTGGGGCAGCCGTGGAGCGATAATAGTTGCCCCTGCATCGGATTCCGCCGACGCTTTAACGGGCGGGCCGCCCGTGCCATTTGTCTCTCTTGAGTTACTCGGAAGCTATTACAACCGAGACAATCACCGACCTTTGCATGTCGGCTCCCTTCCCGCCGGGCCTCGGCAAGCGATGCGGAGTTGAACCGCCCCTTGTGAGCGCGGCCAGAGTCGGACTGGCTGATCCCTTTCGCGCCCTTACGCAGGCCGCGCAAGCCTGCGGTTTTGTTATTCCGATCCGGTCACGGCGATTGTGACTTGACGCAACACGCATGAGGCCGGAACGGTGATGCTGAACGTCTTGCCGTCGGCATCCTTGCCGTACATCGTGAAGGTTTGCCAATCATGACCGAGGTCTGGGTCTTTCCCGAAA